AACAAGGCCGGGACAAATCCGGTGATCCAGTATTTGAAGATCAGGCCGGTCAATTTGATCAGAGGGTGAGGGGCTATGGAACGCGTTCGATCACCATTACCCGGGACCCAACCACTGTTTTTTAGAAACGCGGTATTCAGAGCCATGCGTGACGCGTCAGGTTTTGCGCAGTTACGGCAGGCGAATAGTTCTTTTACGTTCGTCAGGAATGAGCTGTTGGAACCGCAGAATGTCACGATTGCTTTATGGGTGCGTTCTTTGAAATGGGAGGAGCCCACCGCGACTGCTTTGATCACAAAAAGGGTTGCGACGGATACAGGGTATTTTTTATTCGTTTTGACAGCGTCGCGCACGATTCATTTCGATTGGGGAGGAACGGCGACTCGATGGAATACCGGATATGAACCGCCCGTCAATAAATGGTTCCATGTGTGCGTTACGCGGGATAGTGTCGGACGCCGGTTGTTTATCAACGGTTACCAAAAAGCGGAGACTGACCTTTCCGGTAACCCGGGCGTTGTTCCTGCAAGCATAGATCTTTTTATCGGGAAGAATACGGCTTCCGGTGGATATCAGTTCAAGGGCGACATGTCGCGGTTTATGTTTTGGGACAGGGCATTGACGCCGGATGAGGTTAGACGAATCTACGACGGGGCAGTCATCACAAACGGGCTGAATGTTTTTTGTCCTTTCAGCTCAAACGCAAGGGATGCGTCGGGGAAGAATAACCACGGCGTATCGCAATTGATAACGTTCAAGGGGTTGGCATGAGTTCGGAGTTTGTTCCAAGAGAAATTTGCAAAGAAAAACATGACGCGGCTCTAAAGGAAAACGAACTTCTTCGCGCGCAGTTGAAAGAGCATGAAGAGAAACTGCGGGACGGAGATATCAGGTTCGTCGAACTTTCCGGCGACGTAAAACACATCAAAGACCGGATCGACAACGGGCTGTCGAAAACGATTTGCCAGATCAAAGAAAAGATGGACGAGTTCATGCCGCTCATCAAGGAAAGTTCCGAGTGGGCGGATAAGTTCAAGCAGGCGGTTTATTTTCTGGCGGTTATCAGTTTCGGCGGAGGACTGGTGACCCTCGCGTTTCATTTCGCGGCAATGATAGCCGGGAAGGTGTTCAAATGAGTTTAAAGGATCGGATAGCCGGTGATGCTCCGGTGTTTTTGAATCCGAATGAGTTTGCTGAGGAAATCATTTACACGGCCGGAGGCGGCGTTCCCAAGACTATTCAAGCTATGGTTGTCCGGTATGAACTGTCGCCGACCGAGGAGAACGTATACCGGTCGCTCAAGAAGCAGGCGGAAATATTCATTGCCCGGGATGAGGCAACCGGCATTGCCGCGGTCAATAAAAAAGACGATCGTATAGCGCTTAAGGACACCGAAGGTATCGAGCAGGAAGCGCGGATCAACGATGTCATAAGCGGTGACGAGGGAATGTGGCACTTACTGGTGGGGTGGTAGGCATGGTGCAGTTAACCACAGAAATTGACACAAGGGCGCTGGACAGGGCGATCAAGATCGCGCCCCGCGTCCTTAAGTTCGAGCTGGCAGACGGGCTGGATCGTATCGGCAAAGGTTTCTTAAAACGGTTCAGACAGCAACAGCTTCAGGGGCCTCCGGGTGTGCGCGGCGCGTCAGGCCACGGGCTTTTCGGAACGTTCAAGCGGGTTTTTCTGGTGTCGTCCGAGATCGAGGGCATGGGCATCGAGGTTTTCTCGGAATCGAAGATCGCCAAACTGCACGAGACCGGAGGAACGGTCAGGGATCCCGGAGGCAAACGGCTGGCTGTACCGTTGTCGGCAAGGACGGAAATGTTCACTCCGTCGGGCAAGTTAAGAGCACGGTATAAAAAGCCCAAAGAGTTGAAAAACGTCAGGGCTTTGCGTTGGAAGGGCGAGACGTTTCTTGCCCGGGTAACGAAACGCGCGCAGAAGATTTTGCCGCTGTATGTGCTCAAGCGGTCGGTGCGAATCAAACCGCGGCTCGGGTTTTACCGGACGTGGGACGGGTTGGTGAATTACCGGATAGATATTTTGAATAAATCGATCGAAAAGGCATTGAGGAAGATCTGATGGAAACGGTCAGAGAGCGGATATTGCAGAACATTAAGACGGTACTTGAGGGCGTGACGATCGCCAACGGGTACAACTTCGATTTCACCCCTGCCACTGTTCAGCGCTGGTCGATGCACGGGAACAGAATGGTCGATATGCCGATGGTCGTTATCAGCCCGGGCGATGAGGACGAGTCGAGTCTTCCGAATATGTTCGAAGAATGCCTTATGACGCTGTATCTGGACATATTTTTCATAACCGATGAGAACGACCCGGTGCCGACGGATACCTATTTGAACAGACTGCAGGGTGATATCAAAAAGGCTGTCTTGCAGGATCCGACACGCGGCGGCATGGCTATCGATTCGGATGTTTCGGGAACGACGCCGTTTGAGACGACCGAGGCCCAGCCGTACGCGGGGATCATTATGGAACTTCGAGTCCGCTACCGTCATTTACGGTCGGACCCGACAGCAAAGAACTAAAAGGAGGAATTGCAATGTCGATGCTCATAAGAAAACGCCAGCTTGCGGCGAAGATTGAGGCGGTGGAGGGAACAGCGGAAACCCTCTTGGCGGCCGACGCAGGCATTCTGGTGAACTTTTCACCGAAGGCAAGTTACGATCCGCAGATGTACCAAAGGGATCCTGTGCGCGCGTCTTTGACCAAGATGGGGAAATTGGCAGGGAAACGATCGGCCGGGGTCGATTTCAGTATCGAGCTGAAAGGATCCGGTTCGATAACGGTTGAGCCGGAGTGGATGCGGCTGGTCAGGGCCTGCGGTTTCCAGTCGAACGCGCTCAAGAAAATATCGATCGGCGCGATTACCGGCGGGCCTTATTTGCACGGCGAAACGATAACCGGAACAACATCGGGCGCAACCGGCAGGGTTGTGATCAGGACGGCAAACGGTACGCCGACGCTGTATTTCGTCGCGTTAAGCGGGACGTTTGAGACCGGGGAAAACATAACCGGCGGGACGTCCGGAGCCGTTTCCATGGCATCGGCTGATCCGGCGGATGCCGGTTTTGAAATAAAGCCGGTCAGCAGTTCCGTGGTTTCTTTGACTATGGGGCTTTATGAGGACGGTGTGGCGAAGCTTCTTAAAGGTTGCAGGGGAACGGTCAAGTTCAACTTCAAGATCGGCGAACCGGCAACGCTCGATTTCAGTTTCAAGGGCGTTGAGCATGGCGTTACGGACACCCCGATGTTTACCGGTGTGAGCTTTGACGATACGGTGCCTCCGGTGCTTTTGAACGCGGTTATGTCCTGCGACGGCGTGTCGCTTAATGTCGGCGAGATGGAGATCGATATATCGAACACGCTGGCTTCAAAAGACAAGATCGACGATTCCAAAGGCATTTTGTCTTACATGATCACTGGCCGGGATATGCAGGGGTCGTTTAATCCGGAAATGGTGCCGGTTGCCTCGCACGATTTTTTCTCCAAGTGGTTCGGCAATACGCCGATGATACTCGATCTGGCGTACGGGGAAACCGATGGCAACAAGTTCCGGTTCTATGCGCCCGCCATTGTTTACAACAAAGTCGATGACGGCGACCGCGACGGCATTCAGCTGGCGCAGACATCGTTCGATCTGACCGGTTCGATGGAGCCGGGGGATGATGAACTCGCTTTATTACTTTTATAAACAGGAGGTGTTTTTATGCTTACGGGAATTGATGTCAATGCTACGCGCGAATATGTGTCAAAACTCGATCCGGACAAAGAGAACCCGAGCGTGTTTCATATCGGGCTTCTGGATCCGGTGTTGAGGGCAGAGGTTGACGATGAAAGCAGTACATACGAGATGAGCTCGACCAACCCCAACGACAAGGCCAAGGTCAGGCTCAATTGGAACAAGCGGCAGATCACGGCGATCAAGTTCGGGCTTAAGGGCCTGACGAATTTTCTGGATCCCGAGACCAAGAAACCGATCGAGCTTAAGTTTGAGACGATTCATTACGCGGGCAAGATGAGAAATGTCGTTCCTGACAGGATCATTGCCATGTTTCCGAATGAATTGAGGCAGGAGCTGGCCGAGGTCATTTTGAACGAATCGAAACTGTCGGAGGGCGAACAAAAAAACTGATCGTGGCGGTTCATTTGGGCGGCCTCACCGTGAACTGCCAGAGCTGTTTAAGCGGGAGAAAGATACGATGTGAGTATGAAGTGCCCGGGCAGGAAGTCTGGGAGCTTAACGGATCGCGGTATCAGGGATGCCCTTTTAAGATCGTCACACGGAAGTCGGCGAGCTTTATAAGGGCATTTCAGTTTTACAGGCAAGGTTATCTGCCGAACGCGGGCGGCTGGATCGACCAGTCGGCCAAAATGCTCGATGCCTTTGAGGTGATCGAAAAGGAATTGCAGGCAATCGAGCAGGAGATGCAGAAAAGAAGGGACAGGTTCAAGCGATGACGAATAAAGAACTCTCGATCATATTGCGCCTGCGGGATGAAGCGACCAAGCGCCTTGAAGGCGTTCGCGGCAATCTGCAGAGGTTCGCTAATGCATGGAAGCAGAATTGGCTGGCGATCACCGCGGCCATTACGGCCAGCATTATGGCGCTTCGTAAGGCGTGGGATCTCATGGAAATGGGAGCCAAGGCCCAGCAGATCGAGCAGAGTTTCAGCCGCATGGCCGAGAGTGTTGGCATTGACGCGCAAAAAATGCGGCAGGCGATCATGGAGGCTTCCAAGGAGACGGTTAATTTTTCCAATGTCGCAGATAAGGTTTCGGCGCTCATGGCGCAGGGTTTGAATATGGATCAGGTTACGGCGCTTATGAAACAGGCGCGGGCCGAGGCGCGGATATTCGGTACTACGACCGAAGAGGCGTTCGCCAATATTTCAAGCGCGGTTACCGGAGGTCTGGTCACGACCTTGAGGCGGTCGTACGGTCTTCAGCTGTCGCTTAAAGACGCGGCAGAGGAATACGCCAAGGCGACGGACAAGACTGTCGAGGAAGTCCAGAAATACCACATGGCGCAGGCCTTGGCGAATCATATTCTCGCCCAGAGCAAATCACACCTTGAGGCGGTGAATCTTGAAATGATGACAAGCTACGAAAAGGTGCAGATGCTCAAATCCCAGTGGAACGACTTTATGGAAAAGGCGGGGCAGGCGCTCTGGCAGGTGCTGGGGTTTCTGCAGGGATTTGCCAATCATCTGGTGGCGGGTGTTTTCACGATCCTTGAGTACGGCGCGGGCGCGGTCAAAGGGTTCATTCAGGGCATAACGACTGCCTTAAACGGCCTCTTGGGTTTCGCGGTCGATTTCTTTCAGGCGCTCATGGTTCCGCTTATCAAGTTTTACGATCTTTTAGGAAAACTTCCCGGCAGTGTCGGTGAAACATACCGGCAGGCGTCCGCGGAGGTAGAAAAGTTTTCTCAGTCGCTGGAAGAAAACAAGATTCAGTTCAATGTCGAGGGTCTTACTCAGGGGCTTGAGGAGGCGCGCATGGCGTTTAATTTGGCCGCGCAGGAAAGCGCGCGCGACGCGATGAAGCAGTACGACCTTGTGTTTGCCAAGGTCAAGGATACCGGTGACAAGACAGCGGAGATATTGAAGAACGTGGCCAAGGATGTGGGCAAGAGCGCGGAAGCGGCGGCACAGCAGTTTAACGTCATGGAAGAGTTTGCCAAGCAGTCGGCGCACAACATGCAGAACGCGTTTTCGCAGTTTTTCTTCAAGGCGTTTACGGGCGAGCTTCGCAGTATCAAAGAAGTATTCGCGGATTTCGGCAGAGCGGTTCTGCAGATGATATCGAACATCTTGGCGAAGCTGTTACTTATAAAGATATTTACGGCGATGGCCGGTGCTGGTGGCACGATTTTCGGCGTGCCGGTGGCGAGTTTGTTCCATAGCGGAGGAACGGTCGAAAAGCGCAACCGGGCGTTTATTCGGGCGCATTCGGGCCTTGCGCCGGATGAGGTGCCGATCATCGCGCAAACGGGCGAAGGCGTGCTTTCCCGCAGGGGAATGCGGGCGGTAGGCGGCTCGGACAACCTGCGCGCGCTTAACCGCGGGGAATCTCTGGACGGCGGAGGGGTCACGATCAATGTCAATCAGGTGATTCAGGCGTGGGACGCGCAGGATGTCTGGCGTAACCGCAAGATGCTTTCCAATGCCATTGCCGACGACATTTACAACAATGGGAAGATCCGTTCGGTGATCAGGAGTTACGCATGAGCGATTTTGCCTATTTACCGGACTTTGTTTTCGAAGAGACACTGGAATACAAAACGCTTATTTCGGAGTTTGAAAGCGGCGTTGAACAGCGCAGGCGCAAATGGGCGGCGCCGTTACGCAAATGGCGGCTCAGGTTTTCCAACCGGACAAAGGCTGATATGGAGCTGGTGCGGAATTTCTTTTCCAGTAAGTACGGCTCGTTTATGTCGTTCTCATGGACAAATCCAAACGACGGCACCGAATACACGGTCAGATTTTCTGATGATAGTTTTAAGTTTACGATGAAAGCGTATGAGGTGTACGACTTCGAATTCGATTTTATAGAGGTGAAGTGATGCCGAGAGATATCAGCCCATCATTTATCAGCGAGAAATCCAAGCAGGAGAACGCGCCCATCTTTTTATACGTCCTCGAAAAGTACGACTCCATTAATGATTTGAGGATCGCGGGGTTTGATCAGGATGTGACGTATCAGGGAGAGGTTTATTCGAAGTTCCCGGTCACGCATGAGTTCATTGGCGAAAACAATCAGGGGCAGATCGATCAGGTCAAGGTGCGGCTGGCGAACGTATCGCGGTTTGTTCAGCTCTATTTGGAGCAGTACGACCTGCGCGGGAAAAGAGTCACGATCCGCATGGTCTGGGCAGACCAGCTGGCGGATCCGGATGCGCACATGGACGATGTGTTTTACATCGACAACTACTCGGCTGATCAGAAGAACGTGGAGTTTACCCTAACCGGCAAGTTCGATGTTCTGGGTGTTGATCTGCCCGCGCGCCGGTACGCGCGTAATTACTGCGCGTGGAAATTTAAGTCGACCGAATGCGGGTATATCGGAGGAGAGGTTTTATGCAACAAAACCAAACAGCGGTGCAAGGTGCTGGAGAATTATCACCGGTTCGGGGCGTTTCCGTCCGTGCCGACGCGCCGGATTTACGTGATGTAGAAAAGGCGGTCATCGGGAAGTATCTCGGGATCCCGTACCGCCACCGCGGCCGGACGATGGACGGGCTGGACTGCTGGGGCCTTCTTAAGTTTGTGTATGCGGATCTCGGATACCGGCTGTTCGATGTCGAGGATTTGGAGTACAGCCGGGTTTGGGGATTAAACGGCAAAGATTATTTCAAGGAACACTGCGGTCATGATTGGGAGAGGGTTGATGAGCCGAGGCCGCTGGATGCGGTGCTGTTCGTCAATTCCAAAGGTACGGCCGACCACGCAGGCATCGTACTGGGGAACCGGCGGTTTATCCATTGTTGCCGTCAGGGAGTTGTGGTGTCGCGGCTCGATGATGTGTCATGGAAAAGGAAAACGGAAGGGTTCTATAGGTTGAAAAATGATATTCATTC